AGGTATATAGTTAACTTCTGTTCTAACATCAGTACCAACACCTAGACCCATAGATGACTTATGCCATGCTACAGTGTGTCTATCAGTTGATCCTGAAGTATCTAGTCCAGAATGTACGAACACTAAGAAACCAACAAATTTCTTTGCAGTATAATTCATACCAGCAAAAGGTAATTCATTTGATCCAATGTACTCAAGTCTTGTCCACTGATCTTCAGCCAATAAATCTGACCATTGGTTAGGACCAATAGCCCAATATCTTTGACCATCATCAGGTACATCATTAGTACCAAATAGTGCTTGCATTTCTTTAAACTTATTCACGTTCATATCAGTAGCTAAAGTACCACCTTGTGCACCAGCAGTATTTGCTAATGTAGTAGCAGAGCTCATAGCGTCTGTAATGATTGAATCAGTTTTTCTTCCTAGAGCATAAGCTGCATTGTTTGCAATTACTGCTCTTTCGTCGATATTAGTCTTTAACTCATCTAACTTGTCAACATAGTCTGATGCGTAGAAGTCAGCTAAAGTTGCAGTTACGTTAGTATGAGAGATATTCATTGCTACTACTTCAGCATGTCTTGCTTTAGAAGTTGCTTCTCCTGTACCTACTTTTTGAAACTTAACTGATTCCCCTGATACACCATTAACTACACGAACAAGGTTTTTAAGTTTAGACCCCATTCTTTGATATGCCATATGTACTTCAGCTTCGAACTGAGTAATAAAAGCATTAGTAATTTGTGAACTCATAGAATCTCCTTATATTAGTTCATTACCAGTTATCTTTCAGATAGAATCAGATAAGTTATCCCTCATGGGCTTACCTTTCTATTAAAAGGCTAAGTCAAGCTATAAATATATAATCTATTTATTATCAACGCACATTATGTAATTTTTTTAACAAGTCTTTTAATACGTTGGGATTTTCTTTTAAAACTGCAGTAATACCATTACTAATATTATTAACGACTATCTCTTCTTTATTTTCTGTATCTAATGGTTGTCCATTTTGAGTAAGACCATAGTAATAACAAACTGCATGAATTATCTCATGGATAAGAGTGCAGCTATAATCTAAATCAGATAAATCTTTAGATATAGTTATTGTATTTTTTCTATGGTCAAACTCTCCATAACTATCAAAACTATTTTGAAATGTACTTTCTTGTTCAATTAAAGTTATATTTTGATAACCAATTTTAATTATTTTTTCCGTACTTTTTTTCATATAGATCAGAAACTCTCTTAATATATGCTAGATCTTTTTGCTGTGGATCCCAATATTTAGGATCTTTCATCATAGATCTAAGATCAAGTTCGCTTACTTCTTCTTGAATAGCTGTATCACTTGGAAGTGGAGTAGATTTATTTAAATTCATAATTTCCTCTAATGCTTCTATACCATCAGCTGTTGATGATAGATCTTGAAATTTATTATAAGCTTTAGTGCTTAAATATTTCTTTGCCCATATATCTGCAGCTTCTACTCTATCTCTAGCATTATCACCTAATTTTTTCATTTCTTCTTCAGGATTAGGATTCATTGATAATTCACTATTAATAAAAGCTTTTACTCCATCATTAAAATCATTTTGATTTAATCCTTTTGATTTAGCAAAGTCTTTCCACCAATTCATTAAAGGTTGATCATCATTAAAATTTACTTCTATATCTTCAGGAACACCTTCAGGAACAGTTATTTCATAACTTTCAGGAACATTAGATAATCTTTCTCTATCTAAATCTTCACGAATAGACTTACTTAAATCTTCTGTTCGTTGTCCTAATTTTTTTTCTAAAGCATTGTAAGATGATGCAAGAGCTTCTACGTTTGCCGATTTATTATCAGCATCCCAAAACTTCTCTGGTATATATTCAGGTCTATCACTTACTGATTCTTCATTACTTTCTTGTGCTATATTCTCTTCAACCATTTTTATTCTCCTTGTTGTGTTTGGTTATCCTAGCTTCAATTATACCAACGACAAATCTCATACCTTCTTTATGAAACAATGCATTGGCATCTATCTCTGGGCCACTCACAGCATTAATGGAAATATTTTTAAGATATTGTAATACCTTTTTTCCTGCTGGATCACTAAATACAGAAGCAAACGTTTGGTTTAAATCTCTTTCATCCTCTAATGAACGAGCAAAACCATCTATTGATTGATATTTTTTATTGTTGTTCAGCATTTGGTGGCGTACCTTGTCCAGCCATAGCCATCTGTTGCATCTGATTAGCTATTTGCTGTTGTTCTGCTTTATCTCTAAGAAGTTTCTCAGGAATATTCATTAATTTAGCTAAGTGTTTAGCCATTGAATCCTGATTAACAATTAGATTAAGCATTTGTGGGCCAAATGTTACACCAATTATCTCATTAAATCTATTAATATCTGTAATATCTTGATTATATTGAGCTCTTGAAAGAGGAGATACAGCTTGTATCTGTATTTCTCTCCCATTTACATTAGGTATTTCTATTCTACCTTGATCATTTAATATTTTAATTACTCTTCTAAGAACTGGCAAAACAAACTCTGCTTGTAATCTACCAAAGGATGATCCAATTTGTCTTGATAGATCTGCCATTCTTTCAGATACTTCAGTAGCAGACATTGGTGTACCTTCTGGTCTACCAAGAGTTTCCATATATAAAGCTTTTTTAATATTGTTTCTCATATCTTCTAAGACTAACTGAGCTACATCAAATCTTCCTGTATTAGTAATAGGCATTAATCCTCTGCTATTAGGAGCTATAGGAATTAAAGTGCCAGGCACTAAAGAAATATTATCTGTATTAACAACACCATCATCTTCAATTTGATAAACACCACTTACTGCCATTTGTGCATTTTCTAAAATTAATTGTATGGTAAGGTTGCAAGTTTTTATTGCAGACATTGCATTAAATACTGGACCTCTACCCCATACTTCGCCTGAAGCTTTATTCCATCTAAACACAACATAAGGATTTGATCCTACACCTTTGTATTCTTCTTCTAATAAAATATCTTTTGTTTCTTTAAGAATAATACATCTTTTATACACTTCTTGATTTTTCTTTGAATAGTCACGATAGACACTATCAATAAGTGTAATCTTTCTATCTTCATCATTTTTAAAAATACTATTCGTAGGTATAATAGCTTTTGGATATAAAACATTTATTTGATTGTAAGGACATCTTCTATCCCTAAATACTGTATCAATTTTATTATCAGGACCATTTAAAAATTTAACTTGAGGTAAGGGAACTGAGGTAAATTTTATAGGATTGATTGCATCTCCTTCTTCAATCATTAAACATCCTGTACCTACTGCTAGATCCATAAATGATTCATGTACTTCTTGATTAAAGTTTGATGATCCTAGTATTTCAAATATGTAGGAAGTAATACTATCTAATTGTTCATTAACTTCTTCTACATTTTCTTCTGGTATTTCTACTCCTGCTTCTAAATTTGCCCATCTAGCAAAGGTTGGCACCATGCCAGATTGTAATCTACTAGCAAATTCTTGAATACCAACAACAGCAGTTTCATCAAATATTTTATCTGTTCTTCTATCTGCTGGTGTTTCTTCATAAAAAGATTGTCTTTGAGGAAGTGTGTATTCATAAGCTTCTTCATACTTTGGCTTCCAATGATCTTGTAGCATTTCTGCTTCTTTGTATTTTTTTAATACAGAATCAACTTTGTTTTTATTATCTACTATAATTGGATCTGGTAAATCTATGTAAGGCATTAATTAAAAAATGTTCTAAGAGGAGCTCCCTTACCTAAAAAGGATGAAGCTTTCTTTGATTTAAATTTAGTACCAGTTTCACCTGTAATCCCAGTACCTCCAACACTTGTTGTTGGTGCAGTATAACTTGTATCTCCTTCGGCTGTTGTTGTTCCAGTAACAGCTGGACTACTCATAGTTCCTGCTTGTCTTGATTGAAATTTTTGTCTGTAAGCTCCATAAGAAGATGTATAGGCAGCACCAGCTCCTAAACGAAAAACTGTTCCTGCTAATCCACCTACTGCTAAACTTGCTGCACCTAATCCAATCATTTGTATTTTTCTTTGTTGTTCAAACATTGGCTTTGATATTTCTACAGAAGTCATAATACCTGAAGGATCTCCATATCCCATAGCTCCACTTGAACTACCATATTTCATTTTTTTACCTTCACCAGTTAACTGATATGATTTAGATACTTTAGCTCCAGCCTCTTTTAATCTATTATATTCAGTTGCCGAAACTCTTTTAAAATCTCCACCTTGTTGAACAAAATAACTTGATACTTTTGCTTCACCAATACTTTCTAAATATTCATTTGTAGCAGCAGAAGCTTCAGATCCATAAAAATCCTGATCACGTCCCATAAGATTATTAGCTTTATTCCCAAGACCAATACCCAGTTTTTCCTTAACTTGCTGTGTACCTGTTTCCACTTTTTGTTGACGTGATTCACTTCTTGATCTTTCTGCTGAACTTGCTCCTGTACCCATTAATCTATCTCTTTACCTTCTCTATAAAAACCCCTACCACCAGCTCTACTCATTAATGATCGAGGACCAATAAGTCCTCTGCTATATCTTTTCATTAACTTTTCTTCTGCAGCTAATAATCTTTTTTTCTCTGCTTCTTCTTCTTTCATCTGACGTCTAATTTGTTTGTCAGTTTCAGATTCAGGAGTTCTTCTTCCAATGCCCATAATTATTTTTTAATAATCCTTATTTTATGATTTATTCAACGCACAATATAGCTGATATGGTGTAAAGATAAACCATTTATTCATTCCAAGAGCATTTTGTATAACACTTACACAGCTATGTTCTTTGATCCACCACTCAAAAAAAGGAGTTTTTACTTTAACTTCTTCTATTGTTTTGTAGATGATTCTTCCATTAATTCTTTTGATTTTTTTAATAGTAGCATCAACTTCCTCCTTAGATAGATTCTCAATAATAAGCTTACCATATACCCTCTCAAAGTTTATCCATGTTTTTTTTTGTGGATCGTACTTAATACCTCCACAATGATGGAATCCTTTTTTTCTCCATTTCATCCACCACTTAACCTCATAAGGACTATAGAAATATATTATCCATTGTGTGAAAATATGTTCCATGATTTCCTTTTTGTTGGTTTGTTTCTATCAAAAACATTCCATGTTGTCTGTACTTTTTTTGCTTGTATATTACCTTTTCCATAAGTAATAGCTCTTCCTTCTCCAGCACCCATCATTAAATATTGTAATGCATCATGTATATGCGA